TAACGCTACAGCATGGGCTACCTATCGTCAGGCTTTGCGCGACATCACGGATCATGCTAACTTCCCGTATCTGGGCGAGGACGATTGGCCCGTTGAACCCGCATAAGGGAAACACAAATGGCGCTTATCCCACTCAATATCCCAGCAGGGCAGTATCGCAACGGCACTGAATACCAATCGCTTGGCCGGTGGCGCGATGGCAACCTGATCCGGTTCCATGAGGGTTCATTGCGTCCTGTTGGCGGTTGGCGTCAGCGGGGCAGTGTAGACATTGCGGGCGTTGTTCGATCAATGCTGGCTTGGGAGGACAACAGCAACAGCCGCCGGTTGGCGTTTGGCACGCACGACAAGCTGTTTGCCATGACGGCTAGTAATGCAGTGACTGACATCACGCCTGCCGGCTTCACCGCTGGCCGTGTGGATGCCACGTTGTCTGTGGGCTTCGGTGCCAGCACCTACGGCAACCAGACCTACGGCACGCCCCGTCAGGACACGTCAACACTGTTGCCCGCCACTACATGGTCGCTGGATAACTGGGGCGAATACCTTGTCGGCTGCACGGCTGATGACGGCAATCTGTATGAGTGGCAGCTAGACTCTGCTGAAGATGCCGCGCAGATCGCCAACAGCCCAGAGAATTGTTCTGCGCTGATGGTGACAGAAGAACGATCCTTGTTCGCCTTCGGTGCTGGTGGAAACCCGCGCAAGATTGCGTTTTCTGATCGAGAGGACAACACGGTCTGGACGCCTCTTGCAACTAACGAAGCGGGCGACATCGAAATCCAGACCAACGGCACAATCCTGCGCGGCCTGCGGACCCGTGGGCAGGCGTTGATCCTGACCGATCAGGACGCCCACACAGCGACTTACCAAGGCCCGCCGTTCGTCTATGGCTTTGAACGTGTCGGCACGTCCTGCGGCCTGATTGCGGCCAATGCGGCGGTTGCGATTGACATGGGCGTTGTCTGGATGGGCGCGCGCAGTTTCTTCACATACAGCGGCGGTGCCGTGCAGGAGTTGCCCAGCGAAGTCAGCGACTACGTTTTTAGCGACTTTAACACCGATCAGCGGTCAAAGGTTCACGCCTTAGTCAACAGCCGCTGGAACGAGATATGGTGGTTCTATCCAAGCGGTGCCAGCGTTGAGTGCAACCGCTATGTCGTCTACGACTACGCGCAGAACGTCTGGTCCACTGGCGACATTGACCGGACCGCAGGCGTGGACAGCAGCGTGTTTCGTCAGCCTATGTGGGTCGCTGCCGACGGTGTTCTATATGAGCATGAGGCGGGCTATTCCTACAGCGGCGCTACGCCATTCTGCGAAAGCGGGCCAATCACGCTTGGGACTGGCGATCAGGTAATGAGCGTGCAGCAGTTTATCCCAGACGAACGAACGCTGGGCGATGTCACGGCTACGTTTAAGACGCGGTTTTATCCAACTGCAACTGAGCGTAGTTACGGGCCATTCAGCATGGCAAACCCGACGAGCATGCGGTTTACCGGGCGTCAGGTGCGGATGCGCGTTGATGGCAACTCTGCGGCTGACTGGCGCGTGGGCGTGATGCGGCTTGATGCTGTCCCCGGTGGCCGTAGATGAGCCGTGTGATCCCGCCATTTACCACAGATGCGAAAGCATGGGCTGAGAACATCCGCCGGTATTTGGCACGCGCTCTGGACCAGTTAGGTGCGCTTGATGCAAGGGCTACGGCGGCAGAGAACGGCGTGCTGCTGTGGGATCGGGACAACAAGTATCCGGTGGTGTCGCTTGATGGTGAATGGCGTCAGCTTGTCATTGCCAATGGCTTTGGGTTTCTGACGCAGGACAATGACATCACGGCAGCGGCGGATAACACTGCTTATCCGATTGTCTTTGATGCGCCGATGGCTGGGTTTTCGGATGGGATTAGCCTTGGGGCATCGCCCAATCAAAGCCGGATTATCTTTGAGGAGGGCGGCGTTTATTACCTGACCTTCACTGCGCAGGTTTACAGCACAAGTGGATCGCAAGTTGTTTTTTGGTTTTGGCCGAGGATCAACGGCGTTGATGTGCCATCTGGGGCAACGCGCGCAAGCCTGCATGACAGCACATCAACAAAGCCTGTCACCAAGGGCGCTATCTTTAGCGTAAGCGCCGGTGATTACCTTGAGGCTTATTGGGCAACGGACGATCACACGCGCGGGACGCTTGAAGCATTTGCTGCCACTGCATTTGCGCCCGCAACGCCGTCTGTTTCGCTGTCAGTCACAAGGATCAGGTCTTGAATATCATTGACCATTGCCGCCCGTGGATTGATGACGCGCTGGAATACAGCGGCGGGACGCACACGTTTGATGACGTTTCTGAGCGGATACTTGACGGCAAGCTGCAATTGTGGCCTGCCGAAAGGGGGTGCGCTGTCACAGAGATTGTGATATATCCAAAGAAGAAAGTCCTGCACGTTTTTTTGGCTGGCGGCGAGATGGATCAAATCATTGATATGATCGACAGCGCCGTAGCTTGGAGTAAGACACAGGGCTGCACCAGCATGACAATCGCGGGGCGACATGGTTGGAAGCGGGTTCTTGAGAAATACGGATACAAGCCGGTGATGACGGTCTTGGAAAAGGAGTTTGAATAATGGGTCGCGGCAGCACCACAACCGAAACCAAAATACCAGAGTATCTTGAGTCAGCGGCTAGGGGCAATATTGCCCGCGCAGACCAGATCGCGCAAATTGGCTATGTTCCCTATTACGGGCCAGACGTTGCCGCGATGACGCCAATGCAGATGGCTGCTGGTGGTAACATCAATGCGGCGGCTGATGCATTTGGTTTGGGTATGCCAACATCTGCGGGGGCCGGTATGCCGACTGCGATGGATTACGGCGGCATGGGTGCTTATTCTTCTGGCTCAATTTATGACCAAGCCCTTGCCGAATTGCAGCAGCGCGCACCTGCGCAATTTGATGCACTTACAGCAATGTTCATTGATCCGGTTACGGGGCCGCGCGATGGCGGTCTGGGCAACAAGGGTGGCGGTGCAGCAGTTTCCCAGCCATCAGATGGCGGCAGTGATCGAGATGGTCGTGAGCGTATTCAGCAAGCGCGCGAACGCAGCGAACCAAGCTCGTTTGCGTCCAGTCGCTTGCGATCGGTTCTGCCGGGCGGTGTATATGATCCATTTCTTGAGCGGCCAGCCAATCAGGCGATTGCCCGCATAACCAATGCGCTGCCAAGCCGTAGCACAACACCTATGCGCCCAGTGGCGCGTCCAAACAGAAATTGACGGGGGTAACTCATGGGCCGTGGTTCTAATCCAGCAGCAGCAGCAGCGCCGACACCGATGCCTACACCAGTGACTCCAAGGCCTGCGCCAGCAATGCAATCTGCGCCAACACCAATGCCATCTGCGATTAATCCCGCAGCGGCAAACAACGTGTTTGGGCAAGCGTCTGGTGCGCTGACTGACGCAATGGGCGGCGCGCGTAAGATCATGGGCTTTCAGGGCCAGCAGGTTGATACCCAATTCGGTTACGATCCGCAGCAGGTTGGCACGCAGTTTGGCTATACGCCTGACGCTGTGGCTGCGCAGCAAGCCGTTGGCGGCATCGGCACTTACATGAACCCCTACACGCAGCAGGTCATTGATACGTCGATGGGCGACCTTGAGCGCCAGCGTCAAATGCAAATGAACCAACTGGGGGCGCAAGCGTCTGCGGCTGGTGCCTTCGGTGGATCGCGTCAAGGCGTTGCCGAAAGCCTGACCAACGAAGCGTTTGCACGGCAAGGCGGTCAGCTTGCGGCGGGTCTGCGTCAGCAGGGCTTCCAGACGGCGCTTGGCGCATCTCAGCAGGACGTTGCCAATCAGATGCAAGCTGCGCTGGCAAACCAGTCTGCGCGTTCAGCGGCGGAACAGTTTGGACAAGCAACGGGGCTTCAAGGGCAAATAGCAAACCAAGGGGCATTTGGTCGGGCGCAAGAGTTCGGTCAGGGCATGACGTTGGACGCACAGCAAGCCAACCAGCAAGCAGCACAGCAGGCCGCAAACCTTCGCTTGCAGGCATCTGGTCAGCTTGGAGGCTTGGGCCAGACTGGCTTCGGTATGGGTCAGGGCATCATTGGGATGCAGCAGCAGCAGGGTTTGTTGCAGCAGCAGAATAACCAGCGATTGATTGACGCTGCCCGTGCGCAATACGGCGGCTTTGCTAACGCACCACAGAACGCATTGAACACAACGATGGCGGCGGCGGGCGCAGGCAACATGGGTCAGGGATCAACAACGGAGACACGCAATCGGGGTTGGTTTGATTACTTGCAAGCTGGGGCCAATGCTGGCGCAACTTACATGGCGTCTGATCGCCGCTTGAAGACAAACGTCACACCGATTGGTGAGCGCAGCGGCGTCAAGATTTACTCTTGGGACTGGACAGACGAAGGCAAGCGCATCGCCAGCCCAGACCAGCCCACAGTCGGCGTCATGGCCGATGAATTGATGGAGACGCACCCGCACCTTGTTCACCGCGCGTCTGACGGTTATCTGCGCGTCAACTATGGCGGGCTGAATATCTGATGGCTAGTGTCGGTCCAGACTTCATTCGGCAGGGCCTGCTTTCACGGGGCCTTCCGGCGCACATTGCCGAAGGCTTTGTGATGAACATTGCCGACGAAAGCGGGTTTAATCCTGCCATCAATGAGATTAGCCCGACGGTTTCCGGATCGCGCGGCGGCTTTGGCCTGTATCAGTTGACCGGTCCGCGCCGTGTTGCGTTTGAGCGTTTCGCAGCGGACCGTGGCGTTTCGGCATCTGACCCTAATGCCCAGCTTGATTTTCTGATGACGGAATTGCAGGGGCCAGAAGCACGGGCTGCGCGGTCAATCTTTTCAGCGCAAGACGCGCCGACAGCAGCGGCTGCAATTGCACGGGACTTTCTACGCCCAGCGCCGGAAAACCTACAGCGCCGGGTTGCCCGATACACAGGCATCACGCCAGAACAATCAGTCGCAAGAGATACACGACAAGCCCTTGGCTTTGACGCACCGACAGGAGCAACGCAAATGGAACAACAGCAACAGCCCGGCGGCATTCGCGGCCTGCTTTCCAACCCCGACTTTCTTGACAGCTTGGCCATCGGCTTTGGCGGGCTGACGCAGAACCCCAACCAAGCCCTGATGCAGATGTCTGCGGATCGGATCGCGGGGCGTGCGCAAACGCGGCAGGATATGCAATCCAAGAACAAGACCATTGAGTTTCTGCGCGCGCAGCCGGGCGGAGAACGCTTTGTGCAGCTTGTTGACGCAATCGGAGCCGTGGCCGCATTGAAGGCCTATCAAGACTCGCAGGAACCTGCGCCTGACCGTGGCCAAATCCTAAGCGCCGCGCAGATGCGTGAAATGTTCCCCGGCACACAGATTGAAGAAGGGCTTTACAACCTCAAGGCAGACGGCACCGCGAACAAGGTTGGCGGCGGTGGCACAAACGTCAACGTCAACACCGGCAGCGAAGTTGGAACGATCCCGCCGGGCTTTGAGTTGATTACCGACCCAGATACAGGGGCGCGTTCAATGCGCCGCATTCCGGGCGGAGAACCAGCAGCAGAGGCGCAGGTGGCGGAGGTTGACAAGCAAACTCAAGTTGCAACGGCAATGGACAGCCTGCAATTAATTAACAGCGTTTTGGAAAGCGACAGCCTTGAAGGCGTTACTGGCATGATCCAAGGCCGTATGCCCGCAATGACGCAATCTGGCACTGACATTGTAACGCGCATTGAACAATTGCAAGGGCAAGCATTTTTGCAAGCATTCGAAAGCCTAAAGGGCGGCGGCGCAATTACTGAACGAGAAGGCCAAGCAGCCACCAATGCTATCGCAAGGCTTAATCGGGCGCAAAGTGCAGAAGCCTTTAGGGAGGGCTTGCGTGACTTGCAAGAAATTTACCAGCGGGCAGTTGAACGTGCCGGTGGGGGCGCATCAACGACCGCTACACCACCGATCAATGGCGTCACGGTTGGGGAGCCTTTCTGATGGTTGAAAAGATTTATCCCGTATCGCGTGACGGAGTGGACTTTGAAGTCCGCGCGACCACGCCAGAGGAAGCTGCCCAAAAGGCTGCACAGGCTGATCTGGCGACAATGCCGCGCGTTATTTCTCGGAATGGCACAACCCGTGTGTTCGAACGCCCAAACGGCCAGCGATATGTTGTTTCGCCGGGGTTTAGCTCTATGGACCCAGAAGCCGTTGAGCGCGCAATGGCAGGCACCAGTGCTGGGGATATTTCGCGGTCATCAATTGATCGGTCGTTAATTGACGAAAACCTTGGCGCTGCACGGGCTACCCAAGTTGCACGCGGCATTCCCGGCGTTGGATCAATGGTTGATGAGGCTGTTGGGGCATTGCGTGGTCCAAACGCACAGGCTGGAACGCGTGCTTTGGCTGGCGCAATGGAACGTGAACGGCCCGGCGAAACGCTTGGTTTGAACCTAGCCGGTGGCGTTGGGTCAGCCGCCTTGGCTGCTGCGGCTTTGCCCGCTGCAATTCCGGGCGCACTTGCTGGCGTTCTGGGCGCTGGCACGAGAGGCGCGCAGGCGTTACGGGGCCTGTTGGCTGGTGGATCTTTGGGGGCCGTCGAGGGCGGGCTTTATGGCGCTGGCGAAGGCACTGACCAAGAAAGCCGTGTGGCTGGGGCTGCGAGCGGCGCTGGCTTTGGTGCCGCAACTGGTGGGGTGCTGGGTGCTGCAACGCCGTATGTGGCCGAGGCGGCTGGAAACGTCATGGGCATGGTTCGCCGCAGTGACGTTGCCCAGATCGCCGCCGCCTTTGGTATTTCAGCAAATGCAGCCCGCGTTATTAAAAACACGTTCCAATCGGGCGGCGACATCAATGATGCCATTGCGCGGGTAGAGCAAGCTGGTGCCGAGGGCATGGTGGGCGATGCTGGAGTGGCTGCACAGGCGCTGTTGGATGCAACGGGTGCATCTGGCCCAGCAGCCGCACAGGCCGTCAGGACGCCGCTTGATGAGCGCATGGTCCGTGTCAATGAAGGCCTTGAAACAGGCATGACGGGCTTGCTTGGCCAGCCAGCAGAGGGTCCAGTAAGCGCCGTTTCTGACATCATGCGCCGGTCGGCCCCAGAGCGAACAGCAAGCTATGACGCAGCCTATTCAACGCCAATTGATTACGCTGATGCTTCTGGTCGCCAGATTGAAACAATTATCACGCAGCGGATTGAGCCTGATATTTTGAACCAAGCCATCCAGCAGGCAAACGCAGAAATGCGTGACCGTGGCATGACCAACATGCAGATCATGGCGCGGATCGCAGACGATGGTTCGTTGCAATTTGTTGAAATGCCTAATGTCAGGCAGCTTGACGAATTGAAAAAGGCTTTGGGCGCTTTGGCTCGTGGCGCTAAAAATACCGAAGGCTTTGTGCCAGTTGATACGCCGCAGAGTTTGCGATACCAGCGTCAGGCCAATGATCTGCGCGATGCAATTATTGACGCAACAGGTGGACCACAGGGAACGTATGCACAGGCTGTCAGAATTGGCGGTGACACGATTGCCGAGCGTGATGCGTTCGCATTAGGTGAACGCCTGATAAGCCCCCGCACACGAGTTGAGGATGTAGGATTAGAACTTGGGGCTAATCCTTCACAGGCACAGATTGATGCAGCCAAGGTCGGGCTGCGCACGCGCATTGAGCAACTTGTCGGTGACGTTCGGCGCATTCCAAGCGATCCAAACATTGACGCCCGGCAGGCGATGGCTTTGCTGCGCGAGGCTGGCAGCGACAACGCCCGTGAGAAGATCCGCAGGTTGCTTGGGCCGGATGCTGACGAAATGCTTGGGATGCTGGATCAGGCGATGGTGGCATCGGAAACCCGCGCCGCTACTTCTGTTAATTCGCGCACCCAAATCCGACAGGCCACAGATGCTGACATCCAAAGCATGACCGAGCCGGGCATCATTGGCCAAGCAGCGCAGGGGGAGCCGATCAACACGGCGAAAGCACTTGTGCAAGCGGTCACGGGCATGACGGGCGAATATTCTGTCGGGCGTCGACAACAGATTTATCAGGACATCGCGCGAGCGTTGACTCAAAAACAAGGACCGGATGCAGTTATCGCATTGCGGGTTTTGGATGCCGCCATGAGGGGCCAACAATTGACAGACGCGCAAACGGAACAGCTTTCACGGCTTCTGGCGTCAACTCTATTCACAGCATCTACCCCAGCGGCGACCCGTGCTGTAGAGTCTGAATACAGCCCGCAATAAAGGACACGACATGGACCCCGAAGATCTGATCCCCGAAGAAGTGTTGGACATCCTTGATGACGCTGGCGTGATCGAGGACGAAGAAGATACGACCACAGGGCCACAGCCGCTGGACGAGAGCGACATCCAAGCGGTTTTCTCTACTGCCGTTGAGGATGCGATTGATTTTATTGAAAGCGATGTCAGCGAGGGCCGTATCAAGGCCCAGCGATATTTCGACGGTGAGACAGACATCGGCTATGAGGACGGGCGCAGCAAGGTTGTAGCGACCAAGGTGCGCGACATCGTGCGGTCAATCAAGCCAAGCCTGATGCGGATCTTTCTGTCGTCCAGCAAGTTTGTGGAGTTTATCCCGCGCGGGCAAGAGGATGTGCAGTTTGCCGATCAAGCCACGACCTACATTCACTGGAAGTTTAACGAAGTTGGCGGGTTCCGCATCCTATCCGATGTGTTCCACGATGCGCTGATCAAAAAGATGGGCATCGCCAAAGCCTATTATGAGGAAAAGACCAAGACCAAAATCTACACCTACAGCGGCCTGAACGACATGCAGTTTCAGGCGTTGATGTCTGATCCTGATGTCGAGGTCATTGAACATACGGAAACCACAGAAGCCGAAGCGATGGTTGCGCCAGAGATGGCGTTTGGCGCACCGCCTGTCACGTCGCATGATCTAAAGATTTCGCGCACGACATACGCTGGCGACATTGTGATCGACAGCATCCCGCCAGAGGAGTTTTTCTTTGACCGGAATGCCCGCACGATTGACGATTGCTATGTCTGCGGCCAGCGGACAGATATGCGCGTCGGTGATCTGGTGGCGATGGGCTTTGAGTTTGACGACGTGTTCAATCTCAATAGCAGCACCGACAATGACACGATCGTAGAGAGCGAAGAAGAAGCCCGGCGCGGCTACAGCCTGAACGGCAACGAAGACGAAAACGCCATTGATCCATCCATGAAGAAGGTGATGGTGACTGAAGCGTATATGCGCATTGACGTGGATGGCACGGGCATCCCAACGCTGCACCGCGCTATTCTGGGCGGCAATGCCTACAAGGTGCTGTCGGTCGAGCCATGCGATGAAATCCCGTATGCCATCTTTGAGATCGACCCAGAACCGCACACGATGCTGGGCCGGTCCATTCCCGATCTGACGATGGACGATCAGGACACGGCAACGTCAATCCTTCGCGGCGTGCTGGACAACGTGGCAATGGTCAACAATCCCCGCATCGGTATCGTCAAGGGCAAGGTCGATGTTGATGACGTGCTGAACAATGAGATCGGGGCCGTGATCCGCCAAGACGCGCCGGGCATGATGGAAGTTTATGCCGTGCCGTTTACCGCAGGCCAGACCCTGAGTGCGCTGCAATACATGGACGGGCTGGTAGAGCAAAAGACAGGCGTCACACGGGCCAGCATGGGGCTTGACCCAGACTCCATGCAGTCAACGTCCAAGGTGGCTGTCAGCGCCACTATACAAGCCGCTGCGGGCCAGATCGAGACAATGGCACGCAACCTTGCCGAGGGCGGTATGCGCCGCCTGTTCGGCCTGATACTGCGACTGACGGTCAAGCACGCTGACGGCGAAAAGCTGATGCGTCTTAACAGCCAGTTTGCACCAGTTGATCCCCGCGTCTGGGATACGTCGATGGATGTGTCTGTGAACGTGGGTCTTGGCACCGGGCGCGAAGAAGAAAAGTCTGCCGCATACCGCGAAATCCTTGGGATGCAGATGCAGATATTCCAGCAGTACGGGCCGGGCAACGGTGTTGTTTCGCTGACAGGCATCCGCAACACGCTGGCCGATATGCTGGCATCGTCTGGCATCCGCAATGCAGAGCGCTACTTCAACCCGATGTCGCCAGAGATTGAACAGCAGATGATGATGCAGGCGCAACAGGCGCAGCAACAGCAGCAGCAAATGACTGATCCCAATCAAGCCTACATGATGGTTGAACAAGCCAAGGCGCAGGCGCGTATGCAGACCGACGCCCAGCGCGCCCAGCTTGACGCACAGAAGGCGGTTGCCGACCATGAGCGCAAGATGATGGAGATGTCGGCCAACATGGATCTGGAGCGCGATAAAATGGCGCAGCAGTTGGCTTTGGATAATGCCGAGTTGCTGGCGAAATATGGATTGAAGGCAAACGAAATGGCCATCAAAGCTGAACAAAACGCCCCGCGTGACCCAATGGGTGTCCCACGATGAGTGCTGAACAGAAGAAACAGCACGCGGAGCGCCTTTTGGCCGATCCTACTTTGCGCGAGGCGCTGGATATGGTAAGAGGGAAAGCAATTGGGGTATTCAAACACCCCATATCGTCGCAAGACGAGATTATGGAAGCGCACCGGATGGTCCGGGCGTTAGATGCTTTGGAGACGCAGCTTGTATCGTTCGTAGTGGACGGCAAGATCTCGGAGCATCGGAATAGGGAGCAGCACCGTGGATAACACGACTGCAACGGGCAGCATCGAAGATGTTGCGGACAATCTGATCTTTGATCAGGAACCTGCCGAGCAGGACGAAGTGATGGAAGCCGACGATCAAGACGATCAGGCGGAAGTTGCGGAAGCCGAGGAAGCAGACGAAACGGTGGACGAGGCAGACGAAGCCGATGACACCGACGAGGATGACGACGCAGAGGACGCCGAGGAGACCGACGAGGAGCCTGCAACTTCGCTTTATGCCGTAAAGGTAAATGGCGAAGAAAAGCAAGTGACCCTAGACGAGTTACGCCGAGGCTATTCGGGTCAGGAATACATCCAGCAACAGATGCGTCAAGTTGCAGAAGGCCGTAAGCAGGTCGAAGCAATTTACAATCAGTTGCAGCAGGAAGCACAGCAAGTTGCTACGCTTCGCCAACGACTGGAAACTGACGGCATTCCCGCCCAGCCCAAGCCACCCGGACGCGATCTTTTTGAGAGAGATCCGATTGGATACATGGAAGCCAAGCTGAAATACGACGACGATGTCGCAGCATGGCAGGGTCAAGTCGGGGAGTTTGAGGCGGTAAGTAATCGCCAACGACAAATGCAAGAGCAAGCGCAGGCCTATACACTCCAGCAGGAGATGGCCAAGCTGACGCAGGTATTGCCGGAGATTGCCGATCCCGAAAAGGGTCCGCAGGTTCGCAAGGCGATGATTGACGTTGGTGTCGAATACGGCTTCGCGCCGGATGAGATTGCGCAGGTAGTTGACAGTCGTCAGGTTCGGGTTCTGCACGACGCCATGAAATACCGTCAGATGATGGCGGCAAAGGATGGCATCAAGCAGAAGGTTGACCGCGCGCGCCCTATGGTAAAACCGGGCGTCAAGCAGCCAACCAGTTCGGGCAAGGTGAAGCAACGCAAGGTCGCTGAAGGCCGAATGCGATCCACGGGTAGCGTCGATGACGTTGCTAAGTTTCTCTTGTCTTAATATAGGAGCCTCGAAATGGCTGTGAATGCAAACACCAACAAGACCTACGATGTCAAAACCATCCGTGAGGACTTGCAAGATGCGATGAT